CAGACCGACGAGATCCCCGACGAGTCCATCCCGCCGCCGACCGAGGTGTGCGAGGCGATCTCGCTCGCCGACCCGGGCACATCGTCGTGCCAGAGCGATCTTATTGGGTGCGCCGTGCGAGGTGACGAGGGAATCTGCTGCCACGTGACAGCTGGGATCTGCTGCTCGTGGTCCGGTTCCTCACACGGATGCGTGACCTGGTAGACGATTCTCTAGACAACCATTTTCCCAGGAGTGTGATTGATGCGTATTGCAATGCTGATGTGGATTGCCGCGGCCCTCACCATCGGGTGCGCCGCCGACTCGAGACCGCCCATCGCCGAGCGGGCGCATGCAGCGCACATCGACGACGCAGGGACCATCCCGCCATACGTGTGCGAGGCACTGGTAGGTGAGCAGACCTGCACCGAGAGCGCAGACATGATCTGCGCCTACGGATCCGGCATCGGCTTTTGCTGCCACGGCGGTTACTGCTGCCGCTGGTCGCATCAGATCGGCGGTGGGTCTGGCATGGTGTGCGGAGAGGACTCCGACGTAGTCGAGTCGCTGGTGGAGTCGCCGAGTCCAGAGCTGTGCGCTGAACTTGGCGAGGGCGCATGCGATCCAGGCAGCGATCTGCGATGCCAGGATTGGGGCGGGGGATGGGGGATGTGTTGCCACGCAGGGTACTGCTGCCAGTGGCAACCTCCGGGCGACATGGCATGCGGATACCCGGAGGAGGTTTTCGCGCCGACAGGCGAGGCTTGCAGCTCGTGCCACATAGACGAGGTCGCGAGCTCGCCGCCGCCGGGTGACGTGTGTAACGCGCTCGTTGGAAACGCGCAGTGCGAGCTGTCGAGCGAGCTGATGAACATCCGGTGTGGATACGGGGGCGGCGGCGGGCGTTGCTGCCTATACGTAGACGGTCGCGTTAACTACTGCTGCGATTGGGACGCGAGCGGAACGAGCTGCCTGTAGTGTCGGAGGTGGCGGTGGCTGCGACAACTAACCTGTGGCGCGGATAAATAGCTCGGGATCGAGCCACTCGCCGCCGAGCTCGCGCACGCCGAAATGCAGATGCCTCGCGTCGCCGTCGCGTGGATTGTCCCCGACGCGCCCGACTGTGAATCCGGTCATGACCCACTCACCGACGCTAACCGCCGTGTCCATGAGGTGGTTGTAGATCGACTGCAGCCCGTTGCTGTGGTTGATCGACACCTGGTGCCCGGTCGGCGTCGCGCCAGCGAACGAGACCCGGCCGTCGGCGCCCGCGATCGCCGACACGCCAATCGGTACCACCCAGCGCGGCCGGCCGTCCGGCCCGCGCCCGGCGGCGCCGCCGTTGCCGGTGAAAGACGGCTCGTCGCCGGCCGCGAACGGGTAGAAGTAATCCACTCCGTCGTGGTCGGGACGCGACGGATTGCGCGTTTTGAAACCGCTGGTGATCACCGCGCGGCGCCCGTCCGGCAGCACCGGCATCGGACAGCGCAGGAACCGCCGGGACGCGTCGATCGAGTTGCGCGTCATCGTTCCCGGCCGCCCGTCGACAGTCAGCGCCGCGCTGAGTTGGAACATCCGCACGACCCACGCGACATCCTCCGCGGTGAGCCGGCCCGCAGCGAGCTCGGCCGCCACGTACTCGGCTGCCGTCATCGCAGCTCGCCGCTCGGCAGGCGGAATGCCGCTCCGCCGGCGTAGGCGCGGCGGTACTCCTCGAGCACAGCGCGGCCCTCGTGACGCGGATCGATGAGCGACTCGGTGCGGCGCGCGACTGGCTCCGTCTCCTCACCGGCCACCACGATCGCCAGCGCGCATCCGCCGATCGTGACGCCCGCCGCGATCGCTTTCGCCTTGATCGAATCCCAGTTCGGCCGGTCGCCGGAGAGCAGCACCTTGAATTCGTCGACCAGCGCGCCCAGCGCCGGAGCGCTCGCTTGCGTGCAGTCGACGACTGCGCCGGCCGCCCGCGTAGCGGCGCCGCACCCCGTCGATAGCCACCCAAGCCCGAGCGCGATCCCGACCACGAACAGCGCGATCGTCAACGTACCTGCAACGTCGTGTTCCTTTTGGATATCCGTCTTCATCATCTGACTCTGACTTTCTGGCCACGTGGGCCCGGTTACTCATCATCGTGATCCCCGTTGCCCGGGTCGCCGTCAAGTTCGTTCCGCTCCGTCGGTGCCGGGGTTCGCCTCCGGCGCTGCACCGACGCCGGCACCGACGGCTGCACCGACGGCATCCGCTTAGTCTCGATGGCGCGCGTCTCTGTGATCGCGACGGGCACAGATGCGCCGTTGATTTTGAGCAGCGTGTCGACCTTGCTGTCGAGGCGCGTTGTTGCCTCGGCGGATGCGGCCTGCGCCGCCGCGAGCGCCTTGAGCGCCTCCGAGTACCGATCCTGCGACCGGCTTAGCCTGCTCACGGCCCACTTGATCGCGCCGGCGAGCGCACCACCGACGATCGTGATCGCGCTCATCAGCCCCGCGAGCTGGCCGTTGTCCATCGTCGGCGGCGTGTCGGGCACTGCTACTCGCCTCCCTCGCCGCGCATCGGGCACACCTGAGGCATGGACGACTGGCCGCTCGTCGATGGGAATCCCGACGTGCAGTCGACCACGCAGCTGTATATGAACGACTCGTTGCGCTCGCCGCCGGCAGCGCGCTCGAGCTCCATGGCGCCGAGCTGCCGGATCGTTTCGCGGGTCACACGTAGCTGTCTCTTCATCGCAAACCTCCGATCGTCGTCGTGTTCACGCGATCACCGCCACGTCAAGCCCCGCAGCATTATGCGGCATTGTACCTACACCCGACCACGCGCACGATGCCACCCATGACGAACTACACCGCCACGCTCCGCCAAAAGAACGCCGACGGGTCGAATCGCCGCGTCGCGTACATCGGCGTCCCTGATCATCATACGGACGAGCTCGAGCGCGTGCTCATGGCCGATGACGACGTGCTCGCGTTCACCGAGTACGCGCGCAAAACCGACGATCACGTGTAGAGGGGACCACCATGAAAACGGCTCTCTCGATTTTCAGTCTGGTCATCATGGCGTGCGCCGACGGCGGATCGGCGCCTCCGAGCTCCGTCATCGAAGACCTCGCCGCCGCCGGCCTCGCTCCACGGGTGATCAAGTTGAGCCCGCTCAGCGGCCAGGCGCTCACCAACGGCTCGAGCGGCGGGTTCCAGATCAGCGACGGACGGTTGACCGGTGGCTGGTCGCCCGACGACGACCGCGACTTTTTGGCTGTGCCCGTTCATCTGGTCGCCGGCGAGCGGATCGAGGCTGCCTATGCGTCGGTCTACGGCGCGCGGGGGATCCGCGTGCTGATGTCGCTCGTCGCGCACAGCGACGCCTTCCACGTCGGTGGCCAGCTCGTCGTGGCGCAGTCGGAGCTCGAGCGCCGGCTGCAGACGGTCGAACTGAACCTCGACCGCGAGGGGCTGTCAGACGAGTGGCGCGTTGTGAGCGCCGGGCCGCGTAGCTACTGGCTCGCGTTCTCTGCGCGGGTGCTCAAGACCGGCGAGGAGGGCGCCCCCATCGTCGGGCCGATCGTCTTCGTGACGTCGACCCGCTAGCCACGCGGCGAGCGGGTCCGCGAGAACACCGGGCGAATCGTGCTGACGTACAGCCCTGTAGCATTCGGGTCAAACTGGATCTCGATCCGGCCCGTGGACATCAGGACTCTATCCGTTGGCATGATCGAAAACTTAGTCCACGTCGCCGGAGGATTGGTAATCAGGTTAGATCCGCCCAACGCATCACCGATGATCACGGACGTTATGTTCGCGGCCGGCTGGTACAACACCTTGCACAATAGGTCGGTCGTACCGTTGCCGTAGATCTCGACGATGACATCTTCGAGCACGTCGCCGTCCTCTACGATCAGCGGGAGAAAGAAGGACGCCGCGGCGGTAAACTGCGTCACGAACATCGCCGACGCGTTCGCCGGGTTCGCGGCCTGCGCTACGGTCGCGCCCGATCCGAGCAGCAGCGCGGACGGAAGAAGGCCAATGACCACCTCGCGCGGACGTCGTGCGGAGCCGACTTCGGCATCGAAGATCATATTAAAGTCGTCGCTGAAGATGTTCGATCCCTGCGCGTACGATCGCGGACGTCCGTACGGCAGTCCGATGCCGATGTAGCTCCGACCGGTTCCGTTCGTGGTGAGGTTGATCGCCGTGCCAGCCACAGCGAGCGCACTCGATGTAGCGAGCCGGATCGCATCGGCGCTGTCGCGGATCACCCAATAGTTGGTGTCGGGTGCGAGCGGCGCAGGGAGTCCGCTGTGTGCCGCCCCGGTCCCGTAACCAAAGACATTAACCGGACCGTCGCCTGTCACGAGACCGTGGCCTGCGATCGTAAGCCGATCGGTTCCCGAGTCGGCGCTGAACCTGTAGAACGGGAACGGCGGTCCGTTCGCCGCCTGGTAGAGAAAGCGGGTGAGGAGGTATCGCGGCCCGGTGCCGTCGACCGTGATGTTGATCGCCGTCGTAGCATTCGCGTTCGCCTGCGACGTGGCCAGCCGGATCGTGTTCGCGTCGATGCGGATCACCCAATAGTTCGTCGCGGATAGTAGTGGCGCGGTGTGGCTACCCGAGTAGAGGATCTGCACGGGGCCATCGCCCGTGACGAACGGGTGACCGGTAATGGTGATGTTGTCGGTCGCGGAGTCGGCGGTGAACGAGAAGATCGTCATCGGAGGTCCTCGGCAATGGTTGCGTCCCACGCGTGGGAGAATCGAAGCGCGATCGGGTCGCGGCCGGGTCGGTACGCGGTGACCTGGATCAGCTGCACGCCTACCGTGAGCTCGGCCTCGATGTCGAGTCGCTCCACAGCGCGATCGACGATCGCCCATTGCAGCGACTCGCGCGAGTACTCGACTGCGAGACCTTGGTTCTCGGCTGTGCGCTTCGATCGATCAAGCAGCCACAGCCGCGAACCGATCAGGTCGCCCTCGACGGCCGCGAACTCGTCAGCCCACCAGCCGCGTCTATCCGTAACGTCACCGCTCGGTGGAACGTCGTCGTCGCCCGCGCGGCGATCGAGGTATAGCGAGAGCAAGATCGCCGTGACGAGCCCGACGTCCGACGCAAGGTCGTCGTCGATCTTGACCAGGTCGGCGGAGACCGCCACATTGCTCCACACCAATCCGAGGTCGCCGAGCGTGAGCGCTGATGATGTCGCCATTGGTTCAGCTCCCAATGATATCGCGGTCGGTGCGCGAGAACGCGTGATCGGTCTTTGCGGCGATCGACTCGACGACATATCCGCGCTCGTGCGAGTGCGTGATCGTGTCGAGCTCCTCCTGCGCGGCGTCGATGTAGTAGGTTCCCGGCAGCGACGGATCGCGGTAGACGAAGAACCGGTAGATCTCTCGCTGATCTGCCAGCACCGTGTCATCGCTCGGCGTGCGCTCGATGATGACCACGTCATCGGCATCCTGCGCGAGCAGCGGAGCGAGCGCGCGGCGGATGTCCTCTGGACGCACGCCTTGCTGGCGCACGGTCGCGGCGAGCGCGCGAGTCTGACGCTCCTCCTCGGTCGCGGCTGCCGAGATCGCGAATTGCTCCTCGTACTCGGGCAGAAGCTCTACCGCGGTGGCAGGGTCCGACTCGCGTAGCAGGTCGCGCGCACGCTCGTCCACGCGCGCGAGCTCGTCGGCCGCGCCAAGCAGCAGCTTGTAGACCAGGGACTCCGGAACCAGCTGCCACAGCCGGCCCGGCGGCAGCAGCAGAGCTTGCATCCGCGCGTAGGCCTCCGCCGCGAGGACCGCTAGACCCACGTGATCGTCCCCACCGTCGGTAGCGCGCCGGTGCCCGGTACGACGTTCGCGGACGGGACGGTGATCGTGTAGTCGGTGACACCGGCCGCGTTGCCCACTGCGGTCCGAATCTGCGAGAGCAACACGGTTCCGCGGCCCGCTCCGTCGCCCGGCTCGGCGACGCGCCGGAGTAGGTCGTCGAGCTCGGACGTCGCCGCCGCGCGCGTGTCCGCCGTGTTGGGCACAAGCGAGATCGTGAACGGCACCGGGAGATCGGTCGGTGCCACGACCTCGACATAGGCCGTCGTGGGACGCTCCGCCGCGATGATCGCAGCCACGGCGGAGATGTCGCCGCCGCTCGGGAACCCGACCTCGCCGGTGTCGGGGTCGTCGAGGACGAATCTCACTACCACGGTACCGAGCCCGAGCTCGTGGCGGTAGACCCACGCGCGCGTGACACCCGGCGCGCGCAGCGTCCACCCGATGTAGTCCTGATCCGACCCGCCGGTCGGAGGCTGGCGCAGCCGCAGCAGCAGCCGCTCGCGGACCTCCTCGGTGTTTTCCTCGGAGGCACCGCCGGTCATGCCGCCGGTGGCGACCACGCCGGTCGCCGCCACGCCGAGCACCGGTGACTCGAAGGTGAGTGTGGTGCCGGCGGGGATGTTCGCTGTGGTGCCGGCGATCAACGCGATCAGTGGGAGCGTCGCCGTTCCGCCGCCGCTGATCGTCTGCCCGGTCACCACCCGGTACGCGGTGGCTTCGTCGAGCCGGATGATCGTACCGGCCGGGATCAGGGTTCCGTTGGTGCCCGTCGCGGTGAAGTTGCCAGTGGCGAACGCCGCCGGCGTCGGCGTGATCCCGAACATCGCCGCAATGCGCAGTAGAAACTCGCGCTCTGCGGTCTGTGCGAAGAGCTGCAGGGCCAGCCATCGGAGATAGCCGTGCAATTCGTGGACTGCACCGGCCCATACGGCGCCGAGCACGTCGACCATGGCGCGGCGCAGGAGCGGGCCTGCGATCGAGAGCCGGCCGCGCAGGTCGGCACGGATCCGCGTCACCAGCTCGCTGAGTGTGGGTCGGGCGAACGGCACACCCCGTCAGGATCACGCGGGGGCTCGCGTGGTCAAGCTGCCGCTACGGCGCGACGGCGCAGCCGACCGGCGCGGGTCCCACGTTGCCCTCGATCACCAGCGGGCCGAGCGGGCTGTCATGGCAGCGCACCGGCGCTGAGCTTGAGCTGTGGCGGTACGTGGTCCGGCCCGCGCCGATGTACGCGCCCGAGATCTCGAGGCTCGAGTGCAGCGGCCCGGTCGTGCGCAGGTCGCTCACCGTCGTGTCGGAGATCAGCGCGCCGATCCCCTCGATCGTGACGGCCGCCATCCCCGCGCCGCCGGTGTACTCGAGATCGACGTCGGATATCGTCGTGTCCGCCACGCCGCGCAGCTGGATCGCGTGGTAGGTGCCGTGCTGCTGGATCGTGACGCCATCGATCCGAATGCCGGTCGGTCCGGTCTCTCGTCGCTCGATAGAGATGACCGGTCCGCCATTGCTGTATCGCCGGATGATGCCACCGCTGATGACCGTCTGGGTCGACGCTTTCCGCACCATGATCACCGGGTCGCCGCCGGGGATGTCGAAGTCAAAGTTGTTGTTCCGCAGCGCGAGGTTCGAGACCTCGGCAAGGTCGACGCCCCGACCCTCGAAGTGGTTGAGTTCGAACGTCACGCCATGCCCGCGCACAACCTGGACGTTGAGCTCGCCTTCCTCGGCGATGCCGCAGCGGATGAACCGGTTTCCGCGGACGACCAGATTCCGGACGAGCCACGGCGCGCCCACCTGGTCGCCCTCACCATCGAGAGCCTGGTCGCCGGCGCAGATCTCGTTGCCCTCGACGAACGCGTCCTCGGTGCCCGAGTGCCACGTCCAGCCGCTGCGCGCGCACACCATTCGGTTGCCGATGAGCACGGTCCCCGTGCTGATCAGGTCTGGGGTGTAGCCAACGCCATGGATGCAGTCACCTCGCTTCTCGCCGACGCGCGGCGGGAAGTTGAAGCGCGACCGCTCGATCCGCACGCGGTCGGCACCGACCCAGAACAGCAGCCGGCTGTGCTCGTTCGTGCTGCGGAACCCGTCGCCGTCGAGCTCGACGCGATCAAGCGCGAACCCGTCGCCAACACACAGCCCGCTGATGTCGTCGCGGCCGGCGTCGCCGCGGAACGCCACGCGCGCGCCCGGCATCCCGTAGACGCGGAACTCGCCAGCGCCGCCGGGCATGGTCAACAGGCAGTTGCCGCGCGGCCCGGTGGGGACGTCTACGTGGTAGACGCCCGGAGCCTCGCGCAGGTTGACGCAGCCGGCCTCGGTCATCGAGCGCTGTAGCGCGGCGCGGTCGTCGAGCCCGTCGTCCGGGATGCCGCCGAACGCGGTGATCGACGGACACGTGGTCGCCGCCTCGGCGGTGAGAGGGTGGTACAGCATTGCAGCGGCCAGGACCGCCAGCGATGTGGTGAGGGTGCGCATCGGCGCCCATGCTGGTGTGCGCCCACGATGCGTGTCAACAAAGCTCACTGAGGCTACATCGCCCGCGGTGTGCGTCAGCCGCGCAGCGACGGCGTGCCCGACACCGCCGGCGCGCCGCCGCTCAGCCCAGTAACCGGCCCGCCGCCGCCGCCGCCGGGCGCGACGAACGTTCCCGGCCCGTGCGTGTGCCCGTCGTACTCGCTCTTGCGCACGAGCGGCGAGAGGGTGCCGCCGGGCTCGCGCACGTTCACCGCCTTACCCGCCGCCGGCTGCACCTCGATGGTGCCGTCTGGGAGCATGATGATCTTGGCCGAGCTCGTCGGGCTGTAGACGGTAACCGTCCCGGGCTCACCGCCGGTCGGCGCGCCGCGGCGGTCCGACACCGCGATCACGAGACCGAGCCCGCGGTAGCCGTTGGGGAACACCACGACGGCCTCAGCGCCGACCGCGGGGACGGCGCGAAAGCCGACCGGCTGGAAGTGCTCAAGCCCGTCTTCGCCCTCGACGGGCTCGCCGGACATCACGCTGAGCTGGACCTTTTGCATGTCGAGCGCGTTGTTGACGAGCGTGACGGTGCCGCGCGCCACAAGGTTCGCGATCCGGTTCCGCAGCGGACGGAGAAAGGCTTCGAGCATCAGCGGCCTCCGCCGGCGAGCTCTTTCCACTGACCGGCTCCGGTCGCCGACTTGACCGTTGCCGTCGGCTCTGGCGCGAACGCGTCGGGCCGCACGAGCGCCAACGTTGTCACCTCGCCAGCGTCGTCGACAGAATAGTCGACTTGGGAGATCAGCATGTCGCCGTCGATGCCGATGTAGGGGATCCGCGCGAGCGTGATCAGGTTCGGCGCCCAGAGCGCGCGCCCGCCGATTGGCTGCCTCCAGCCGCGGACGATCGCGGTGACCCGCTCAGACCGCGCGGCGCGGATGCGCGCCTCCCAATCCGCTCGCCGGCGAGCATCAGCGTTGCTCAGTCCGTCGCCGCGCAGGTATTGCACGCGGTTGGTACGGCGCACGCCGAGATCGCGCGCTACCGCCCTGGTGCTCGTCGCCGCCCCGGACGCCTCATCCGTGCCCGCGACCTGAGACAGCATCACGTATCGGCTGTAACGCTGCGAGGCGTCGTAGTCGATCTCTGCGTCGACCAGGTTCTCCCCCTCGATCAGGGACGCCGCGCGCGCAGAGCCCGAGCGCGTGATCAACACGTCGCCCCGTCCGTCGGACACCAGCAACACCTCTTGGTCGCGCGCGACCGCGCTGATCGCCTCGAACACGGTGTCGCCGGGGGCGACGGAGATCCTTGCGATCTTCGGCAGCGTGATCCCCGCATCGACCCTCACCCCGACGCCGAACGGCGCTGCTAGCCGGCGCGCGAAATCGTCGAGCGTGATGTTGCGGTACGTCCACTCCGTCAGGTCGGCGCTGTTCGCGACCAGCTCGCCGGCGCGATCAATCCCGGTGTATGGGAGGTCCGGCGCGCTGAGTCGCTTGCGGCGCTTCTCGACGAACCCCGTGATGACGGGCTCGCCGTCGATCTCGATGCGGCACTCATCCTCCTCGGCGATCGCCCACGGGATCTCCTGCTGCGCCCATCGATCGTTGGCGAGCAGCGCGAAGGAACCGGCGAGCGTCTCGATCGAGCGCGTCACTTGGATGCTCCGCCAGCCGCCATAGCGCCGGCCGTTCGCGATCAGCTGCAGATCAGCCATCGCTCAAGACCTTGAAGGTGCCGGCCATAAACCCAGGATGCCGCACCCCGTTGCGCGCGATCACATCCTCCTCGGCATCCACCGCGCCGTACAGCTGGTAGGCGAGCAGCAATGACGGTACCTGCGTCCGCCGCTCGACCTCGACGACGCGCGCGAAGATCGCGTTCCCGGGAACCTGACGCAGGAGCTCGGCGCGCAGCATGACGAGCTGCGGATAGGTGGCGTCGTCGGCGCCATCGATCTGCTCGTCGAGCTGGCCGACTACGACGTCGCGCGCCGACGTCGCCGCCTCGATCGAGGCGAACGTAGCGAGAGGCAGCAGCCGGGCCGCCTCGGTCGCGAACGTCTGCCGGATCGCGCCGGTGAGCGCCACCTGGTTGACGCGCTCGCGCGAGCGCGTCGCGGTAACGCCGATCACCGCGACCCCGAGGCTCACGGCGTACGACGCGGACAGCGCCGCGGCGACCGCCCCCGGCGTGTCCTGGATGGCGCCGAGCATCCCGGTGATCGCATCCCGGATCGCGTCGACCGCGCCGTTCGGCGTGCGCGCTAGAACGTCGGCGTCGTCCGTGATCGTGCGGAGCTTGCCGCCCAGCTCGGCGAGCTCCTGCGCGGTCGTCGCCAGCGGGGACAGCGCCGCCTCGAGGGCCGCCGCCGCGGACGTGATCGCCGTCGACGCGCTCTCCAGGGCGAACGACGGCATCCCTGACACGTCGTAGCGCTCGGCGAGCGCGGCGGATGAGGCCGTCGTGGCCTCATCCGCCGCCGCCGCGACCGCGCCCACGGGATCCGCCACGATCTCCGGCACCGGCCGCTGCGACGGCGCCTCGGCGAAGTCGAGGGTAAACCTCGCCATCCCGCCGTCCGCCGTCGATGTCGAGACGGTGTACGGCCCGCTCACCGCGGTTTTGGTCCCGTACTGTGGATGTCGCAGCTCGCCGGGCCCCGCCGCCTCGAGGGCGTCGCACAGCGCGTCTCGCTGCGCGAGGTAGTTGTCTCCGATAACGTAGGCCGAGAACGTGAACGAGCGCGGGAGCTTCCCCTGCGCGTCGTCGACAAACGGGTCATCCCGGAATGGGAACGTGATCACGTTGCGGCGGCGCCCACCGGTGCGCTCGTCGCCATCGACGAAAAACGGCACCCCGCGGAATGATCCGCCGATGAACTGCCGGCCGTTGATCGTAACCCTTCCAAGTTTGCCGCGCCACGTCATGGCATGTTACCCAGCTGGTGACCGAGGTTGAGGTTGACGATCGTCTCGCCGATCGTCGGCGTCGCCGACGCCCGCATCCCCTTCGGAGCGTTGGCGAAATTGACGTCGATCATCGTGCGCGAATCCCGCGCGCGCTGCGCCGCCGCGACGAACTGCGACGGAGAGAACACCGTGCCGCCACCCTCCCCGAGCTTCCGCAGCTGGTTGAGGGGGTTGATGAAGTCGAGCACGTCACCCGCCAGATCATTGATCGTCGAGACCGCATTTACCACCTTCGACACGATCGGCCCGATGGTGTCCCACGCCGCCTCGAACACGCGGACGATGCCATCCCATAGACCCGTGAAGAACGCGCCGAGTGGCTCCCACCCGCCAGCGATCTCCTTCGCGGCCAGCACGAGCGCGGCGAGACCGGCGAGGATCCAACCGATCGGCGTCGTGAGGATGGCAACGCCGAGCGCGACGACCGCGCTGATCAGCGGTCCGGCGATGATTGCAGCAAGCGCGATCGCCACGACCTTCACGCCGCCGATCGATTCGACGAACTCCCCGACGTCGTCGAGCGCGCCGTTGAACACATCGGCCATCTTTTCGATCGCCGCCGGGAGCTTGCTGCCCAGGTCCGAGGCCCACTCTGCGATCCGTTCGCGATTCTCGGCGAACCACCCACGCAGTTGCTCGAGCAACTTGGCCAGCGCCGGGCCGAGCCCCTTTACTAGCGCACCCTTGGCGCCGAGGATGGCCGCGTCGAGGTCGTCCATCGCGTCAGCAGCCTCACCGGCGGCAGAAGCGGCCCCCTCAAGCGACCCAGCGTTTGCTCTGAAGCCTTCCGTGAGTTCTCCGATACCCTTCGACCCCTTGCCGAGGAGCGGAGCGAGCGCCGCGGTTCCAACGGTTTTGGCTGCCAGGGCCGCGCGCTTCGCGGGATCTTGGATTTTGGCCATCGCGTCGGCGAGCAGGAGAAACGCTTCCTCGTTCGACTTGGTCGCCAGTAGCTGCCGCAGCAGCGCCGGCGAGACCTTCTCCAGGAAGCCCCTCATCTTGCCGGTGCCCGCGCGCGCCTGGCCGAGCGCCTGGCTGAACGCGAGCATCCCGCTATCCAGATCGGCGAACTCCGCACCGCTGCGCTTCGCCGCGAACCGCAAACCGGCGAGCGCGTCGACGCCTACGCCGAGCTTCTCGGCGGTGTCGCCGAGGTCGTCGAATTCGTCGACCATCGATTTAAGCGCGAGCACCGCCGCGCCGATCGCGCCGGCGATCAGCAACACCTTGCCGAGCGCGTCGCCGATCGCAGAGCCGATCCCGCCGAACGCGGTGCGCATCTTGTCGAGCCCCGCGCCCTGGTCGAGCTTGCCGAACGCCTCGCGCAGATCGTCGAACGGCTTCGAGGCTGCTTTGAGCTGCTTCGCTACCGCGCTGATCCCCGCCGACGCGCGGTCGACGGTGCGCAACACGATGCTGAGAGGGACCTTCTTTTCCGCCATCAGCGTGCTCCTGCGATCTTCACGGCCTGATCGTACCAGCGCATCAGCTCACGGGGCTCGAGCGCCCACAGCTCGGCGAGCGACCAGTGGAGCACATGGGCGATCGTCGCTATCGCGGTCTCGACTTGCTCCTGCCCCCCAGGCAGCGACCCAAAAAACCCACGGCGATCGCATTCACCTCCCCGGCGTCTTCGCCGTCGAGCTTGTCGATGATGTGCGATTCGCAGCCCGCGAGCCGCGAGGCGATCCTAAGGATCAGGTCGGCGCTGATGTCGTCCGCCTTCGCCGGCAAACGCAGACCGCGGATGTCGGCCGCGACGCCACGGCGGACCATCAGCCGCGTGATGACCTCTCCGTCGGAGACCTTGATCGGGTAGGCGAGTTTGACCTCGCGCGGCCAGACCTCGAGGGTCTTTGGGTCCTCGCCCACGAGCTCGTGCGCGAGCGCGGCAGCGTCCGCCACCTCGGTGAGCCACTGCGCCAGCGGCTTGTCGCCGGCCGCGCGCGTCCACGCCTCGATCTGGTCGGGGTCAAGCTCCATGTCGAGCGACGACATCAGGTGATCTCCTTAGCCGGGCTGGCGCCCTCGAAGCGGACGGTGATCTCTGCTTCCTCGGTGGATACGTTGCCGTCGCCCGCGTAGTAGGCCTCACGCAGGGAGATCATCTTGCCGTTACCGGCCCGCAGGGTGACGGTCGCGTTTTGCAGCGTCACCAGCGCCGCGAGATCGAGGTTGCTGCGGTCGGTGATCACGCCCTCGATGAATGCGACCTGGGGCGTCTCCTTGAATCCGTGCGTTCCGTCCGCTCCGATGATCGGCTCGCGGAGCGGGTAACCGAGGTTGTAGGTGAATGCGCCCTTGGCATCCTGAACCGTGCCGTTCGTCTTGAGCTCGATGAGCCCCGCGCGCCGTTGGTTGGCCATGATCGTGCGTCCTTTCTAGATCCGGAACTGGAACTTCGTGGCTTGGCCGATCAGCTGATTGATCAGGTCCGGCTGCATCAGCCAATTGAGCCGGTTGCGGTTCGCGACGTCGCGCTCGACGACGAGATCGCGCGCGAACCGCGCTGCGTTCTCGGCGAGTCCGAGCTCGACCATGTCGTCGAACCAGTTGATCGCCTCCGCCTTGCCGAGCTGCGGCGTCATCACGTCCTGGCCCGGGCCGAACTTCGTGCCGTCGTCGGCGAGTTTGTGGCGCGGGAATTTCTGCTGCATCCGCACCCGCCAGCTGTACCGGTAGTACATCAGCGTGAGCGGCGTGTTGACGTCGAGATACGACGTGTCGTCGGCGCCCGATGGGCTCGTCTGGTAGGTCGTGATCATCCGGTCGAGCTGGATGGCGCCGCCGGCCACCGCCACGCTCGTGCTAATTCCGTCGAACAGGAACAGGTTCCGCTCCGACGCGTCCCATCGATCGGTTTCCGGCGTCTGCACGATGCGGCTGATAGCGAGCGTCTGGACCGGCCGCGCCGGATCGACCGCGCCGTTTTTCGAGACGACGGCCGCGACCGCCGCCGCGAACTCCCACGGCGGGGTGAGCGGCGATGCGCCCGGCTGCACGATGATGCTCGAGTGCTGGCTGTTGCGCCCGCCGCCGAGCGCGGTGATCGTCCCGAAGCTCCCGACCGTCGACGTGATGGCCACGCCGTCGATCGACCGCTGCGGACCGAACCGCGACGCGAGATCGGTCTCGATCGCCGTGAGGCTCGTCGAGTCCGTGTATGGGTGAGACCAGATGTTGAGCCACAGATCGGAGATCGCCGAGATCAGCGTGGTGAGCACCGGGTTCAGCGTGCCCGCGACGACGCCGCCCATCGCGGTGATCGTCAGCGTGACGCCAGTCGGCAGAGCCTCGCCCGAGAGGAAGCTGTGCCTGATGTCGTAGCTGTTTCCCGCGAGCCCCTTGTGGCGGAACGCGACCGTGACCGTCGCCGTGCTGACGGTCGACGTCACCGGGAGATCGAGCGTCGCGTTGATCGCCGCGCTGATCGCCGTCGCGATCGCCGTCGCCGCGTCGCCGCTGGTCACGCCGACCGTCACGCGCTCGCCGCCGAGGTAGAGCACGATCGTTCCGGTCGCCGTCGCCGGTCCCGCGACGAGGATCGTTCCGGTCGCCGCAACGCCCGACGCGTTGTCGTCGAGCACGCCGATCCACAACTCGGTCTCGGTGTTGTTGCTGAACCGCGCGAGCGCCATGCGATGGATCAGCGAGCCGCGCCCGCCGCCCGTGATCGCCTGATCGATGCTGGTGCAGCGATTGACGGTGTTCGCCGTCCATGTCCCCGTCGACAGTCGCTGGCCGACAAGGAACTCCTTGTAGGACAGCAGCGCCGGCCCCTGTGTCGCTTGCGAGTTGTCGAACTCCGCGAACACGAACGGGATGCGGAGCGAGGACGGGATGTTGTTGAACGTGATCGCCATGTTACCTCACAGTCAGCGGAGCGACGGGCTCGCGTCCGGTCGGGGTGTGGTCGTCGTCGGTGACGAGCTCGACTTCGCGGCTGCTGAGCCGTCGATGCCAAAAAATCGAATCGTCTGGCACGTTGCCGCCCTCGACCGGCAGCACGCGTCTCGGGTCGTTCGGATAGCGCAGCACCGCTTTAGGATCTGTCGGCCTGACCTTCATGTTGGCTCCTGAACGTTGAATAGATCCTGCATATCGTTGTCGACCGTCATCTCCGGCGGACGGAACCGCTCGCCGGCGGTGACGAAGGTGTCCGCGGCGCCATCGACCGGCGACGTGTAATAGATTACCGAGTAGGTCAGCACAGCGATCCCGATGAGCGGATCGGGGCCGCCATCGTCTGGGATCTCGATGTCGGTCGACTCGAGCGAGCTATCGGCCGCGGCGCCTGCGAAAGTCTCGTCGAGCGACATCGCGTTTTCGATCTCCTCGGCGATGTCGTCGAGCGCGTCCGCCGCCGGTAGGCCATCGGTGTGGCGGACCTTCGCGACAACCTCAAAACGCGCGTTGCGCACGATTTCGCGGATCGACGAGTCGCTCGCTCTCGAGGTTACCGGCTCGGTGAGGCAGTACACGCTGATCGCCGGCAGCCGCGTCTTTTTGATCGGGTCGATGCGGGTCGAGCTCACGCGATCGCCGGCAGCCGTGTTCGCGGCGAGCAGCCGCGCCACGATGGCCTGACGGATGAGCTTGCGCTGATGCGCCACCCGCCCGTGAGGATCACGCGGCGCAGAGTCTGTCAACGAGCGCCGAAAAGGCCACAGCCCCGGCGGAGTAGTACCGGGGCTGTGGCGCGACGGCGCGAAAGGACTAACTGCCGCCGCAAGACGGGCCGCGCCCGCCGGACGTCAGGCTAGCACGGCTGCGCCGGCTCGGTCCCCGGCATCTCGGCAGTCGGCGCCGAGCTCGGGTCGACCAGGCACTGCCGGGCGTTGCGGATGTCGTCGAGCTTCGCGTGGTAGCCCGTGACGATCGGATCCTGCGGTCGGATGACCAGTTCGCGACGCAGCCGGATCGCTTCCTCGAGGTCGCTCATCTTCGGTTCGAGCGGTGACTCGAGCTCCTGGATCGCGACCGCCGCCGCGTCGCCCCCGGTCGTGCTATCCGGGAAGCGTGCGCGCAGATCGTTGCACACCAACGCGATGACATCGGCTCTCGTGATCAGCTCCATGTTGCCTCCGTGCCCGCCCCTCGATCAGGTGATCGAGCGCTTCGCGAGCCGGAACACCATACCCCCAACGCTGTCAGGCTTGCACTCGACCACGCTGTAGTTGACACCTCGGATCGTGAGGACCGGGTCGTCGAGCTCGGGGTCGGTCGGGAGGTCGCCGCGCCGCACAAACACCGCCGGCGCAAGGGTCTCGACACCGCCGTGCGCCGGGTCGCCCTCGACAAACAAGTAGTTCTCGTCGAACATCCCCGTAACGGGAACCGGGCCACCGCCGTCCGGGGTGTAGACGAACGTGATCCCGCCGAGCAGAGCCATCACGTCGCGGTCCATCTCGAGGACCTGCAGCTCGAAGTCGGTGAGATCCTTGGTGACGCCGCCGCCGGATCCGACGCTCACCGCGACGCCCGAACTCGCAACCCCACCGACCGCGGCGGCGCCGACCGCGAGCGCATCGGGCGACGCCGATCCGGTCGACGCAATGCCACCGACCGTGGACGCCCCACTTGCCGTGCCGGCGGTGACTGCCTGGCCGGAGCTGGCGATGCCGCCGACCTGCGCGGTGCCGCTCGCAAACGTGGTCAGTACCGCAGCGCCGGCGGACGTGATGCCGCCGACGGATGCCGCGCCGAACGCCGCTACCGCCGCCGCGCCAGCACCGGTGATGCCGCCGACCGGTCCGCCGCCGCCGACCGTGGGCGCCGCCGGGGCCGCGCTCGTCGATCCCGTGCTCGTGATGCCACCGACGTTCGCCGCCCCGCTCGCGACCGAGCCCTCGATCTGCTGGATCGCGACGAGGTAGAGTTGCGCGCCCTCGGCGGTCCCGGTCCACGTTGCGGTGTACGTGCCCGGGTTGACCTGGTACGCCCACGCGGTCTTGCCTTGAATGTAGCCGTTGTTGTGGATCGCGACGCTTGTGTCCGCGTTCGGCAGCGCCTGGAATGGGAGCGCGGGAGATCCGGGGTGCTGCGATCCGACGCTCACCACGCCGCCGGTGCCGAGCCAGAACGCGACGAGCATCGCCGGTCCCGTCGTCGTGACGCTCGCGCTCTGCACCGTGGTCGCGCTCGCGACCTCGACGAACGAGACCTGTTTGACAAAGCTCGTCGCTCGGGTCGTCGGAACCTCGACGACGAGGAGCGACACCTCCGCGCCCGTGACGTTTTTCTGTGGCCACGTCGCGCTGATGATGTGGCCCGATCCGCCCGGCGCGTTCGTCATCGCGAACAGCGCGGTCGCCGCCGACGGAAACCCGCCGTAGAAGCGCGGCACGCCTTGGAGCGCGAAGGTGCCGCCTTTGTTCGAGGTCGGCGCCGACGGATCACTCGACCAGTTTTCGCGCATTACCATCGCGAGCAGCACGCTGTTCGCGATGGTGGTTGTCATCGTGAACGCGGTGTCCGTCGACACCATTGCGACGAGCTGTGCGGTGCCGTCGGTCTGCAGGCCGGATCCGGTCGGACCCGAACCACCACTCAGCGTGCCGGCGGTGTTGACGATCCAGCGCCGGCCGTTGAACGCGAGCCGATCGTTGATCGCGACCGCCGCGCCCGGCGTGCGCGCCGAAAACTGCGTGGTCATCGTGCCCGTCGTGTTGCCCGTCTGATCCGCGCGCGAGCTCGCGGTCGACTGGCCGATCGTGCCGAACACCGCGGCGCCGACAGAACTCGCCACGCCGGAACTCGAAATCCCTCCGACTGTGCTCGAGCCCGACGCGATGCCAGGGCTCGTCGCCGATCCGGTGCTCGTGATGCCGCCGACCGTGCTCGATCCGCTCGCGAGCGCCGGCGTCATCGCTCGCCCTGCGCCGGTGATGCCGCCGACGTTGGCAGAGCCCGACGCGCCCGTCGGTGCATCGTCGTCGATGTTGGACATCGTGCCGACGAGCACGAAACTTCCGCTGTTCGTGAACTGACCGACGCCGAGCGTCGATGCCGTGAAATACGTGCCGGCCGATGTGAAGCTGGTCGTCCCGTTGCCGGTCGTGCAGCCGGCCACGACCAGGCTCGATGCGTTCGCCCCGACCGCGAGATTGACGTCGAGCGTCCACGCCTGCCCGGCCGAGAACGTCAGGTTGCTGCTGTTCGCGACCAGCGTCCCCCCGCCCGCGCCGTTGTAGAGCTCGACGCGGACGTTGCCCCCGGATCCGACGAGCCACAGCCCACCGTCATCGTTGGTGGCCAAAAACGCGTGGAATCCGATGTACGCCGAGTGGTTGTAAGCCTGCGTCGGCGTGAACGTGAATTTGTACGACGGCCCGCTCTGCAGGATCGTGAGCGGAAAGTTGCCGCTCGCGAATGAGCTCGGCGTCGTCGTGACCGTCAGGATTACGGCCACGGCTGGCCCCTTTCGCTAGGCGAACGTCAGGACGTAGGACGTGACGGTGTACGTGTCGCCGTTGGTGGCGACGGCCGCGGCGCTGATGTCGGTGCCGACCTGCCCTTGCCGCACGACGGTGCCGCCGGCATTGACGAACCGGAAGTAGGTCGGGGTTCCCGCGAGGGTCACCGTGGTTGACCACGTGTTCTGTTTCGCCGCCTGACCGTTCGTCGCGACGTCCCATGGCGACGTCGGGAGGGTGATGTCCGCGATCAGCGTGCCGGTCGCCGTCGCCGTCGCTAGCGGCACCGAGCCGTTGTAGAACTGCAAGCGCGCGGTCGCCGGGAACGCCGCCACGAATCGGTCGCGGTCGGCGTTGCGGTCGGCGGTGTTTCCTACGAGGGCCATGTCATGCTCTCCGGCTTGGGGTCAGGGATCAGGCGACGTTGACGACGGCGCCGATGTTGAGCAGCCGGACCGACCCGGTCGTGTCGCCCAACGCCGCCGCGGCTGCTGCGTGACCGGCTCGGCACGCCGTCGCCGACTGCGCCGTGACGAAGTTGTTGTTTGCTGTGTCGAAGTAGAGGGTCGCGCCCTCGGTCCACGCGGTGCCGGTCGCTTTTGCCAGGGTGTGCACTCCGGCGAGATCCGCGTCGAACGGGAGGGTCTGCGCGACCGTGGTCCGCGGAACCACGATGAGCGAGCCGATCTTGAGCGCAGTGCCGGCGGTGACGCCGCCGGACGGCGCGGTGAGCTGGATGACGTCGCCGGGCTGGATGAACGTTCTGGACATGTCGATCTCCGTGTTGTGTTACGCGCCGAACTTGGTTGCTGATTACGAGCCCGCGCAGGTAACGGCGCCGCGGAAGTCGAGCGCCGCCACGCCGTAATCGAGGATCACCTTCATCTGCACGCCGTCGAATCCGAACGACTGTTCGGACTCGATGCGCGGCGCTTCCTGTCCGTCGAGGAACCCGACGGCAAACACGGGGAACATCGTCGGATCCGCGAGCAGGTAGTGCCGCGTCGCCGACTGCGCCGACAGGTACGGCGAATCGACGATCTCGCGGAAGAGGTTCAGCACCCTGTTCGAAACGCCCTGCGCCTTGTTGTCGGTCGGGTCGGTCGTCGAGCTGTTGAACTGCTTCGCGATGCCGCCGAGCTCGACAGGGCCGAGCCAGATCGCGGGGCGCAACGCGAGGAACTGATTCGCGCTGGGGTCTTTTTGCTTCGCCATGATGGCGCGCGCTCCGTCGAGCGTCGCCGCGCTCATCGCGCCAGTGGGGCCGATGTTGATGCGGCTCGGATGGAACAGCGGGTTGGCGTCGTAGGTTACGCCGAGTCCGCTGTTCGCGGTGACCATGGCGAACGCGTCCGCCTCGACGGTGAACGCCGCGGCCATGCCGAGCCCAGACGCCAAATTCTGAAACGCGCCGAGATCATCGTTCGCGAGCGCCCTCCGCGTGATGCCGATGATGTTCCCCTTCGTGCCGGGGGCCATCGTCCTTTTTTCGCCGTCCGGGATGTTCTTGTGCTTGATCTCGCCGCTCTCGCCCACCGAGTCGAGCACGCCGAACGTGCCCGGCCGGTAGAACGTCGACGTGCGGAAATCCTGGACCGACTTGCGGCCACACCACATCGGCCACGTCACTGGCACCATCGCGTACGAGCCGATGAAGATCTTGTTGACCGCCGTCTCGAGGAGGATCGCGAAATCGCTCGTCGTGTTGAAGCCCTGATCGCCGCGCGATTCGAGGGCCTTGCGGATCAGGATCTCGCCATGCAGCCCCTTGCAGGAACGGCCGCGCATCTCGAGCGCGTAGCGAGCGAGGTCGTGCATCCTCATGCCACCGAACTCGCCCGAGTCCGTAGCGATGCCAGAGAAGTGCTTTGCGAGACGCGGCACGGTCTTCGCGTGGGCGATCGTCTCGAGATGGCCGGTCCGTTCGAGGATTGAGGCGAGCGCGCCGCGAACGAACTTCTCACTCTTGTCGTCGCCGGCCTCGAAGCGGAGGATCGCATCCGTGTTCGTCTCGCGGTCGCGAGTCGCGAGGTGGTTGAGCACGTGCTCGCGGACCTTGTCGATCGGCGTGTTCGCGGCGATGAAGCGCTCGGCAAGCGCCTCGCCGAGATCCGTCCGTCCGACGATGCGGCGGATCTCGATGCCGCGCTCGCGCTCGGCCGCCATGGCGCGATCGGCAGCTTCCTGCGCTGCCTGATTATCGGCCGCGCGTTGCTGGTCACGTTGCTTGCGAGCGCTCTCCACTAGCAGATCAGTCGGATCCACCGCGGCGGGCTTCGGGTTGGTTTCGTCGTCACGCATTGATCGCTCCTCGAATACGCAGGGGTTCGTCTCACGCTGATCACTTGCTCGCACCGCGCCGCCAGAATCGGCGCCGATCGGCACGACCGAGATCTCATATGGTTCCCAATCGACCGCGCGGTAGACCGGGACCGCGCCCTCGCCATCCTCGGTCTTCTTCAACTTGTGGATTCGGTATCCGACGGAGATATTGCCGAGGATGCCATCGGCGACCTTTTGAAAGATCGCATCGGACCGGGCGTCTTTTGCGAAGCGCACGGTCGCCGTGCCCGCTTTGTCGCCGAGCTCGGCGCTCGCGACAACGCCGATCACGTGGTCATTGCTCCAGCTCGAGTGAGCATCGAGCAGCGGGGCGCGGCCGGATTTCAAGCGGCCCATGCGCACGTGCTTCTTTTCGAGGCTCAGTTCTTCCCAGAACTGGTCAAAGTAGCCTCGGAGCACTCGCTCGCCGGTCGTCCACGTGATGTCCACCGTGCGCGCGTCGACGTTGATCGACTTCGGCACGACGGCCGCGCGCATTTCCAGCGGTCCGATATCGCGGGTCACGGTACGCATCGCCATCCCCCGCGTGAGGATCAGCGGGCCCCGCGCGTGTCAAGCCCACCGCGATCAGGCGGGCGGCGCTGGGTCGGTGTCGTCGGGCGGATCCGACTCAAAATCGACGTTATCGTTCGCCGCCGGCGCGGCAGCCGGGGCCGCCGGCTTGGGCGCCGCCGCCGCGGCTGCCGCCCTGCCCTGTAGCTGTCCGCTCGTGGTCATGTTGCGGGGGTCGCCGTCGAGCACGATCCCGAGCTTGTCGATCGCCGCATTGAACGCCGCGATCTCCTTGAGCTGCGTTGCCGGGTCGTAACCGAGCGAGCGCACCATCTGATCCCACGTGATCGCGCCGATGCGCTGCAGCCGCATGTACGCGAGCCCCTCTTTGTCGGGCTCGAGCATCGGCATCGGGGGCGGCGCCCACTCGGCCGACGTGCCCGCGACCTCCTCGCCGGCGAGCTGGGAGATGTCCATCACCGCATCCCACACCGGCGTGCAGAACTGCGACACCATGAGGTGCCAAACCCACTGTTCGATGTTGCGCTCGTAGGCGAGCCGGGCCATCCGCGCCGACGAAAAGCTCGTCTTGCTGTAGTCGCCGGACAGCCGCTCGTACGGGATGCCGAGCCCGGCCGCCACCGCGCGGAGCTGCGTCACGGTGTACGACTCGTGGTCGCTCGATTGCGGCGGGTTGGTGACGGTCGCGCTCTTGCCCGGCGGCATCGTGAGGATCATGCCCGGCTGCAGCTCGTCGGTCGGGTGGCCGGTCGTCGAGTCCACTCCGGCGATGCCGCTCGCCGACGCCCCGCCCTCGGGATCCGTCAGGATTACCGCCATGCAGGCGGCAATTTTCTGCTTCATCAACGTCGCATCCTCGTAGTCCGCGAAGTCGTGCAGCCGAACATCGACGCTCGCGAACCACGACGGGCCGCGCAACTGCCCCGGCCGCTCCATCACGTACACGTGCAGGATCTGATCGGCGGGGATCCGGTTCGAGACCGGGTTGAAAAGGATGCTGTTGGCGCCCGGATGCCGGTCGAACAGCCAATACGCGGCACGTCGGCCGATGGCGTCGAGCTCGATGCCCTGAACGATCGAGCCGCCGTTCGGCAGCTGGATCCCGTCGCGCTCGGTGTCGAGAAGATCAGGCTCCATCACCTGCAGCTGCAGCGGGATCGCGAGCCCGTCGTCCGGCCGTCTGGCGCGCATGCGGATCAGGCACTCGCCGGATTCCGCCACGCAGCGCATCACCAACGCCTGCAGGCCGTAGAAATCGACGCGGCCGGCCGCATCGCACTGGCGGGTCTCGCCCCATTGCCGCCAGAGCTCCGCCGCGCGCGCGGCGCCGCGGCCGGACGGTCGCGGCCGAATGCCCCAGCCAACGACGTCGGCGACGATCCCGCGGAGGCCGTTGCGCGCCCATGCGTTGTTGCGCACGAGGTCGCGCGCCTGCGCGCGCAGCAGCCGCAGGGTAGGGCCGCTCGCCGCCGCGTTGGCGTCGCTCTGCCGCCGCGACCAGCCATCGGTGCGTCGGCCGAACGACGCCGACTCGTAGTGCCGTGCGGCCAGCCGCGCCCGCGCGCGCTTCGCACCCCACTGCGGCGCAATGTACGAGATCGCCTTGTCGATGATGTTCATCGGCCGAGCCCCTTGTTCACCGTGCCGAGCCGGAACCCGCCGGTACCGCGCACGGCTTGCTCCGCCGACGCGAGCAGCGCACGCAGCTCGCCGATTTGTACGATGCCGTAGCTCTGCGTTCGCGCCGGCGGTCCGGCATACGACACGCTCACCACCCGCTGGCCGGTGGCGAGCTTCATCACCGCCGCCCGCAGCGCCGCGACATCCTCGGCTGTCCAGGTCACATCGGCCATGCCCCGTCAGGATCAGGCACATCGCGACGTGTCAACGCGCGCGCGGGGCGCCGACGTCAGCGCCGCCGCCAGTATCCGCCCGGCCGCGCCGCCGATCGGCGGCCCTGGAGCCAGCTGCCCGCCGGTCGCGCGGCGCCCGGGCCATCCGTTTGACGAGCTGCCGGCGCGACGGGCGTATTCGGCGCGGGCTGGCGCGGCGGCAAACGGTCGAGCCCGAGCAGCGCCACCGCCGCGCGGCCGTACACTCGCTGATCGAGATAGTGGTTGTCCTGGTTCGGCGCGTTCTCGAATCGCAACGTGACCTGGTTCGTCTGCCGGTTAACGACCTTGACCAGGCTCTCGGCGGTGAGCTGTTGGAAAAAATCCTCCCCATACTCGGGAAAGTGGCAATAGCCGGGAGGGTAGTCGCCGCCATCGCCGCGCCGCAGCTTGAGCCACGCGTAGAGCTCCTGTTTGATCACGTTGGCGCCGACGGGGAACATCCGGGCGCCGCGCTGGATCCTCCGCCCATTCACTGTCACATCGACGTAGACGGCCGCTCCGATCATAGGCCCCCATCCCGGGGTGCCGCGGACCGCGATCACGCGCGGGGTATCGTGCTGGCGAGCGAAGTTGTAGACGGTTTGCGTGTTGTAGTTGCAATCGATCGCCGTCGATCTGATCGTCAGCACCCCACCATCCGGCGTCGGGAACTCGCGATTGATCACATCGGACTCGAACTTCTCCCATGTCTTCTCGAGCGCGGTGTCTCCATACAGCTCGCCGGCGTCGATCGACCAGTTCTCTTTGTTCCGAGCCCAGCCGACGATCTCCCAAACGATCCGATCTTTCTGCACGTCGGTCCCGCACGTGAGCGCGATGATCCGCGAGCTCGGGATCGTTCCGGTCGCGTAGGTCTCGCGGCGATCGTAGAGCGCTCTCCACTCGGGCGCCTCGCCTCGCTCCTTCCAGGTCTCGCCGAACAGCGTGTTAACGACGGTCTGTAGTTGCTGTGGCTTGCCGCTCGCCACAGCGGTCAAGAACGCCTCGACGATGTCGGACCATCGCGCGTTAGGGCTCATGGAGTACGCAGCCCAGATGTGGAATGACGCGTGTCGCTTGAACTCCCCCTCCGCGATCCACTTCCCGCGCTCGAGCATGTCGAGCTTGTCGCGCTCCTCGATCGCACACCCGTTCGCCGAGCACTGAAAGCAAGCCGTGCTTGGATCGTCGTCGTACCAGCGCATGCGGTGCCCGCGCTGATCCGGGTCGTCGTCCTTCACCGTGAAGCGCAGGAAATCCATGTGGCCGCACGTCGGACACGGCACGTGGTAGCGGCGGCGGTCCCCCGCCTCGAACATCTGCTCAATGCGGCTTGCGCCGGCGATCAGCGGAGTCGATCCGGCCAGGATCTTGCGGTTGTGGTAGTACTCGGCGCGCCGCTCGGCGAGCATGACGGGATCGCCCTCGTTGCCCGCGCTCGGCGGGTAGCTCTCAACCTCATCGAGCGCGACCACGCGACGCGAGACACGGCGGAATCCGCGCGCGCTGTTCGCGCCGCACATCGAAAGCAGCCCCCCTGGGAAGTGCTTTTCCAGGATCGTGCTCTTGCTCGTGCGCGCCGAGTCGCTGACGAGTCCAGCGAGCACGGGCACATCGCGCAGCATCGGTGCGATCTCTTCCTTCGAGTAGCCCTCCGCGTCCTCGACGGTTTCCTGAACGAGCATGATCGGGCATGGGTCGGCCACCATGTGGTAGGCGATCGTGATGTTGAGCAGCTTGGTCCAGCCGACGCGCGCCGACTTCATGACCGACACGCGCTCGACGGCCGGATCGCTGATCGCGTCAAGGATGCCGCGCTGATACGGCAGGCACTTCCAGCGCCCCGGCGATGCCGCGCTCTCGGCGGAGAGCACGAAGTTGCCTTTGGTGTCCGCCCACTCGGACAGCGAGAGGCGCGGCGGCGGACGGAGCGCGGCCCACGTCCCATCGAGTACCTCCGCCGGCGTCGCCCCGCGCGCTCGCCGCTCGAACGCCGAGTCAGCCGGCGCTGGCGCCGCCACTCGAGAGTTCCTCCAGAGCTTCCCGGATCAGCTCGTCGATCACGGGCTCGATCTCTTTTGCTAGGTGCGGCATCCGCTGGGCCACCTGCGACGGTACCGCGAGCAGCTTGGTCTTGACCATCGAGTACCGCGCGAGGACCTCTTCGCGCACCTCGGCTGCATCGGTCAGTCCCATCCGCTTAGCCTCAAGGTCGAGCTCGGCGCTGTCGGCGAGCGCCTGTTCGCGCCGCGCCGCAGCTGCTGCGCGCACAGCTTGGCTTACCTGGTACGGTGGGGTGCCCGCGGGTAGGCCGATCACCGCAGCGCGGACCTCCGGGGCAATGGGATCGGATACCGACTGCCGGGTGTTGGCGTCCATCTCCTGATCGGCCAGCTCGGGATCGGTGATGAACGGATGCCCCTCGGCGGTCCGCCCCACCGACCGGGATAGCCGGCCGACCTTGACGGCCTTGGAGATCGCCTGCAGGGACTTGCCCCGCCGCTTCGCATACTCGGTAAGCGTCATGTTCTGCCCTTCGGTTGGTCGCGGCTCTCGGCTGTGATGTTGCGGTGCGCCAACTCGAGGGCCGCCGGCGCGATGTCGCCGCCGAGGAACGAGCGGCCGAGCCGGACCGCCGCGCGCCCGGTCGAGCCCGATCCCATGAACGGGTCGACCACGAGCTCGCCGGGTTCCGTGCTCTGCCGGATCAGGACCTCGAGCAGCGCGACGGGTTTCTCCGTCGGGTAACCGCCCTGCACGCGCTCGAACCGCAGCACGTCGGAGACGCCGAGGTCGTTGAGCTTGCGCGATCCCTTCTCGAAAAACAGGATGTTCTCGTGCTGGCCTCGGTAGTGGTAGCCCATGCCGATCTTCACCTTGTCCCAGATGACGCGCTTCCAGTACGTGAACCCCGCGGCCTCCGCGATCGGCTTGACTACGTAGCTCGTTGGGTCGTCGCACATCACGTAGGCGTGCGTGTCCGGGCGCAGCGCGCGGAACATCGCCGCGAACAGCGCCGTGTACCGAGCGTCGGGAAAGATGTCGAACCAGCCGCCGGCTTTGAGCCGGGTGGTTGTGCCCCGCTTACGGTGTTTCTCCAGGGACTGGTAGGCCGGATCGGTCGCGATCAGGTCGACGCTCCGCGCCGGCAGCGAGAGCAGCAGCTCGACCGCGTCTGCCTGGCGCAGCTCGAACGCCGTCATGCGACCCCCTCGATCGGCGCCGCTGGCATCGGCAGCGGCATCGGGATCGGGCCGACCTTCCCACCGCGCTCCCACTCGGCGAGCGCGGCCTGATGTGCCTCGCGCGCGCGTTGCTCGCGCACGCCGCCGACCTGCCAGCGCTCCCACTCGCGCTGCGCCGCGCGACCGGTCTCGAGGCCAGCCTTCGCGGCCAGCGCGCCGCCGATCGCGCACAGGGCGATGACCTCGGCGATCATCGGCGTGCCTGCAGCTCCTGCAGCTCCTGCAGCTCCTGCAGCTGATCGCGCTCCCAGATGTTCGCCTCGTTCGTGATCATCTTGATGTGCTTCGTGTCCTCGGCGACATGCTCCGGGCAGAGGTGGCGCCGAATCCTGAGTTCCTGCCCGTTTTTCGCGATGCGATTGATACCCACTTCGCGCCACCCAAGCCGGACATGGCTCGGTAGGCCGTCATCCCAGCGCGACAGACGTTGACCGCAGCGCGGCTCGTCGCACGCGATCAGTGATGCCCTTCCGTCCCTGTCGAATGACATCGTCATCGGCGCGCCCCGACGGTGATCTCGATCGCCGCCGCGCGCTGCGATGCTCGGCGCCGCATGCGGCGGAACTGCGCCAGCGCGCTCACCAGCGCGCGGTGATCGCTCGGACCCACCTCCGCCGGTCGCGAGCGCGCGAGCATCCACTCGGCATCCACGATCATGCGATCGAGCGCCGCCACGGTCGCGGCCAATCGCGTGCGCTCCGCGATCAGATCGAGCTTGTACTGGTCGACGCTCATTCGTCCGCACTCGGCGCGGTCGAACCTGCTCACGAGCCGACTCCGGTCCCCGGCGCGGACGGCAGCGGCATCCAGTGCGAGAACGTGCATGGTCCGCCCGCGTCGATCGAGTACCAGTAGGCCGGCTTGTCCTCGTACGGATACGGGTCGTGCCAGTACGCGATGAACACCCGCCACGGCTCACGGAGCTCGACTCTGTAAGCGAGGAACCACGAGCCGTCGCGCGGCGCGCTGTCCGCCGTCCGCCAACCCGGTCCCCGCCGCTCGATCTCCCCGAGCTTGTACTGGTCGACGCTCATTCGTCCCTCCAGCTTCGCCCGGTCAGTTCGCGCCACGCAGCATCGCGCTCCCTCTCGACCACGCCACGCGCAGCATGTCGCTCCTCGGCCCACGCGCGGTCGGCCCACGCGCGGTCGATGCTCTCACTGTCGGCCTTTCCCGGCGCGATCGCGACTGGGATCGAGGCAAGCTCGAGCGCGGCTGCGAGATGACGAATCCTCCCCGCCGCCCTGGTCGCGAGCACGACCGGATCGAGAAGCTCCTCGTAGCCAAGGTGGATGTCGGGTTGCTCGGCGAGAGCGCCGGCGAGCACGCGCAGGACCTCGGTCCGCTCGTCCGCCAGATCGTGCGCGAGCTCGGCGTCGAACTTGCGGCCCTTGATGTTCATCGTCCCCCGCTTTCCAGCATCACCGCGATCAGGTCGCGCTGAGCTGCGTTGATAAGTAGGCAGTCGCGAATCGACGCGTCGCCGGTCGACTCGTAGGTCGTCCCGTCGATGAGCCCCTCGATCGCGTTGTAGAGCGCCACCGCCGCGAACCAGGTGATCATCGCGCGCACCGCCATCCGCCGTCGGCGCCAAGGTCCGCCGCGCGCATGGCCTTGCCCGCACCGAAGATCTCCGGCCAGATCTCCGGCCAGTGCGCCCACACCTTACCAAGCTCGTACAGCTCGCTTTCGTCGTCGGTGATGAGCCAGTAGCAGGTACCCATCACAGACCTCCGTTTCTGCGCCACGTATCGTTGGCGTCGTCTGAGTTGCAGTCGCCGGGATACCACTTCCCTTTGTGGATTTCCTTGCCGTCAAGATCGATGTGGCCGCCCCACGTCCGGCGCGCGAACGCATCGACGTTTTGGCCCTCGGCGGGATGCTGGAAATTGAACGATGCGCCGACGACCGGCTTGTCACCCTCGTCGTCCTCACACAGCTGGTACCCACAGCATCCTGTCTCGCAGCCGTACATCCCGTGGCACACGTAGAGAACCGATGGCAGCGGGGGCCTTGCGATCGGGCAGGAGCGGTCGCTCATGGTCGCCTCGCGATCGCCCGCGGAACGTAGGCGCACGGACGGAAGTCGAGGGCGCGGGTGATCAGTCGCTGGTGCTTCATCTCACATAGCCGCTTGCGCGACACAACCGCGCGCCAGCCGTGGTCGCGCCACTCGAGCTCGACGACGGTCTCGCGTGCGCCGAACAGCCGGCCGAGCCAACCCGGGGTGAGCACCACGGTCGCGCGCTCCGCGGCGACCTCGATCGCGATCGCCTTCACGGTCGCCTCGCGATCGCCCGCCGCAAATCGCCACCGCCGCTACTCCGCGGATACCCGATCCATCGGAACCGCGACCACCAGCCGGTCATCGGCCAGACCCACCGGCACCATCCCCAGGTGACGCGGCCGTCCGGGTAGTCGGACGACCACCATCGCCCGCGCGGTGCCGCCGCCAGCTCGGCGATCGAGGGCCCTTCGACGGTAGCGACGAGCCGCACGAAGAACCACTGCAGAACGACGAAGTTGAGCATCCCGAGCGGCGTGCGCCCGAACCACGACGCGGCCAACACGATCGGAGCGCAAGCCCACGTTACCGTGTCATTCGCGACGTGCGAGACCAGAAACAGCAGCCAGCCGATCACGATCGGAGCGCA